GATACCGGATTACCGCCACCATCTGGACATGTAAACGTAAAGCTATTTTCATCGAACTTTACGTAGTCTCCAATTTCAAGACCATGACCAGATCCAAGAGTAATTGACATCATGCCTGTAATTGGATCGTAGTCTGCACCAGTAGCAGTAAAGGCTTTTTCATACCATTCATTACTTTGTACTACTTGCTCAATTAAGTTACCCATTTCTTCATAGAAATCAGCAGTTTGTTTTCTTTGATCAAACGGTAGCACACTTGTTGCGTTGTCAAAATACATATTAGCCGCAAGTCTCATTGCGTAGTTTGTTGTATAGTTTACATCGTGTGAAATTGCATCTACTAGGATAGCAACATCTCTACGACATTTTTCTTTAGGGTAACTAATACCGTTATATGTTGCAGAGATAAAGTTAATCATTGACTCTACTAAGCTGTCCATAGCATCGTCAATTTTATCTTTTGCAGCGGTTAGAGTTTTTGGTACCCAGTTAGTGAATGGCTCAACTCTTGCTGGCAAGTTTGAAGGATCATTGTCATCTGCAATGTTTGCAATCATAGTTGCTAATTCTTTTGCTTCTGCCGCAATGTTTCTTCTTGCCTGTACATTGTCTTTGTATTGCTTTTCAGTGTTACCAATAATATGGGAAACTGATTTTGGTTTAGCACTTACAAATGTATGTACACCTAAATATCCGCCAGCATTTTGTCCACCTATAGTAACAGTATTTGTTGTAGCTGCTATAATCTTAAGTGGTCTTTCAAATGCACCGTCTGTTTTTCTTGGATGAGAAATTTGTACACTTCCTGGATTACACGAGAATGTAATTGCTTCTTCTGCGAGTAAAATATAATTACCAGCTTTTAAATCGTGTCCAGCAATTGTTAATTCTAGCTGTCCGTCAACTGGTGTATATACTGCATTAGTAGGAGTATAATTTCTTCTTACTCTTTGTGGAACAGCTTCATTTCTAATAACTTTTTCCATGGTGTCTGCCATGTGAGTAAAGGCTTTTCTTGTTGCTGCTCTCTGATCGAAAGGTAACAAGTTAGTAGCATTTACAAAATAGATATTTGCCGCGTTCCACATAGCAGAGTTACCGCCATATTGAATGTCGTGTGATATTGCATCAACCATGTAACCTGTATCACGAGCGCATTTAATTGGATCGTAATCTAAGTAATCAAACTTATTTTGTAAGTAATCATTAATTGATGCTGATAGAGGAACAATTGCTGCTTCTATCAATGCTGCATCAGCATCCCATGCGTATGTTGCAGTTGAACCTGCATCTGTTGGTTCAACTACTGCAGGAAGATTAATTCTTGAGTCTGCAATAATAGCATCTTTGATAATGTCTGTTAAACCTGGGAATGTAGTAGCTTCAGGTACACCAGCAGAATTAAATCCTGTTGTGACTTGGTTTTCAGGGTTTCCAGTAGATTTAGTAACAATTTGTTTTAAAGCAAGTTGCTGACAGATATCACCAATGCGATCATAAAGTTGAGCAGTTGGCTCTCTTTGATCTAATGGTAATCCAACGTTTATTCCATTTTCAAAATAAAGTCTTGCAAAGTCTGTTACCGCAGTAGTTGATCCATGGCGAACATCTGAAATTAATGCATCGACTAAAATACCAACATCTCTACGACATTTTGCTTCATCGTATACTAAGGATGAATGGTTAACAGCGATCCAAGCAATTGCTTCTTCTTGTAAGAATGTTTTGTTTAAGCGTAAAGCATCACCAGCGTTAATATTACTTTGTCCTTTTGAAGTACCATACTCTGGCCAATTCGCTGGTTTTGCGCTCTCGCCGTACTTCATAACGTTAATAATATTGTCAAATGATTGTGAAGCAATATAACTACTTGCAGTGTTTCCAGTACCTACAGTAAATTCTAAATTAAGTACTGCATCTCTAAGATATTCTACACCGGCAATTGTTTCAGCTAACTGGTCGTTGATAACTTTATTTGCTCCTAAAGTACCTGTACGATATGCTAAACCGGTATATACGCCGTAGTAGTTACCATTTGTTAATAGATCACGCTTAACTGCTTGGAGAATATATGTAACATCTCTTTCGCATTTAGCAGCATCATATGTAAAGAATTCATCATTAATATATGCAACTACTTCGTCTTGAATAAACTTTTTGTTTTTCTGTAGAGACCTACGAGCAAATGTTCTTGCTGGATCTACCGCCGGTGCAAGATCTGTATTTGCTTGTGGTAGTGCTCTTGGAGTTTGCTGACCAACAGAGATGTCTAAAGACCCTGTGTAATCAGGTACTACCAAGTAATCATCTACTACTGCAGAAATTACATTAGTTAAAGTTTTACCTTGTGTAGCAGTTGTTAACGTTGTTGCTGCACCAGAAACGTCTTGGTATACAATGTTACCAGTTATTTCTGATATAGAATTAGTTAATGCGCTTACAAAAGTGTGTGCTTGTGGAGTAGCATATGCACCAACTTGCAATGTAATTGTAGTTGCAGTTACAGCAGTGATTGGGCATGCTCTATTGAAATATTTGTGGTGTGCTTCCGGACTCGCGTGGTTTGTTGGACCTGATCCAGTATCACAACTAAATGTAATACCCTGTGGAGTAAACCATACATAATCATCAGTCGTAAGTGTATGAGTTCCAATTTCAGCAACCATGATACCGGTAGAACCGTCGTAAGTTGTGCCTGCTGCTGGAGTAAATCTTGCTCCAAATGTTGGTTCAATAACTGTATTTTGTAATACATCTTCTAATGTGTCAGCAAGGTGTTCCCAAGCTAAGCGAGTTGGTTTTCTTTGATAATAAGGAAGAACATTTACTGCACCTTCGAAGTAATAACGAGCAGCATGTGTAGTTGCTGAGTCGCCACCATACTCTAAGTCTTCTGAGATAGCGTCTACAATATAACCTACATCACGAGGACATTTTTCAATCTCGTAACCAAGGCCGTTATATGTCTCTCTGATATGATCAATAATTTCTTGTTGATACTTAGGTTTGCTTCCAATTATTTTACCGTATTGCAAAATGACTTCTTCTGTATATCCAAAACCAAAACCTTGTGAGCATGATGGCTCTGTAATGGCAGGGATTTCGTAGTAATCATTATTGCGGATAATGTTTCCAACTGTTTTAAATGCAGTTACTGCTTCAAGGCCTACTGTTGGATCTACTGAGATTTTAACACAGTCAGTAGCAGCAGACACAAATGTATGAGCAGCATCAACAAATGCCGGTCCTACATACATTGTAATTTCTGTTGCAGTAACTTCTGTGATTTCAATTGGCGTATTATAATATGGATCAGTTGGTCTTGGATGTGCTAAGTTCCCACCGCCATTAGATGCACAACTAAATGTTATTGACTCATCTTCCAAGACTACATAGGATCCAACAGTCAATCCGTGAGCAGCTGACATTTCTAAAGTCATAAAACCAGTGATATGATCATATGTACCACCAATTGGTGATAAAGCATCGCTTGAGGCATTTAAAACTTGGCCCGATGTAATAGAATCAGCATTTTCTTCTCTAATAATTTGACCTACTAGATTACCAATATACTTGAATGCTTCAGCAGTAACAGGAATTTCATCTTCTGCTAATACACTTACAGCGTTATCAAAATAAATTCTTGCGTTACTAATAGCAGAAGCAGTAGAATTATGTTGAAGATCCCAAGAAACTGAGTCAATAAAGTAACCTAAATCTCTTTCACAATCAGCAATATTATAAACTAGACCTGAAGCATTTGCAGCAATCCATGCGGTTACTTCAGCTTGTAAGAAAGATTTATTAGCTTGCATTGCTACTTGAGCTTTTAGTCGATCTTCTGAAACATAGGCCGCACCGAACGTTCTAGCATCAGCGTTAAGCGCCCCGTTTGTCATAATATCAATAATTTCGTCAAAGGCCGCGTTTGATCTTGTTTGACCTACACCACTTGTGATGTTAGCAATTTCACCTTTAAGCCATGTAATTGCACCGACAGTTTGTGTAAGTTGATCGTCAATTACAAGTTGTGCACTTGCATTGCCAGTTCTGTATGCTAATCCAGCAAATACTGAGTTTACATTTGAACCAGTAACAACATCACGTGCTACCGCATCTAAGATATAACCAGTGTCTCTGCGACATTTTTCTTCGTTATAAACAAAGTAGTTTTCTCTTAGCCATGCATCTACTTCAGCTTGAAGATAAGCTTTATTTGTTTGAATAGTTTTTGCTGCGTTATAACCTTCTAATGAGGCGCCGTCAGAAAGTTGAATTACACTTCCTTCTTCAGCACTTACAAAGGTGTGAGCACCAGCATATCCGTTAGGAATTGGACCTGCATTTACTGTGATAGTGTTTGTACTAACACCTGAGATTTCAAATGGTCTTGCATAATTTGGCTCACCAATTCTTGGATGAGAAATTTCAACAGTTGACAACGTTGCAGTATTTACACAACTAAATACGATTGATTGAGGCTTAAATTCAATGTGATCGTCCGTAGTCATTCCATGATTTGCAATTGTGATTATCATTTCACCTGTTGCTGGTGTATAATCAATGTCGGTCGGTGTATGGAAATCTTGGATTTTTGCTGCATCAGTCCAGTAAATGGCATTTGTATCTATACAATCAGCATCTGCACTTACAAAAGTATGTGCACCAGAATATCCACCTGCGTTACCTGTGTTTACAGTTATTTCAGTACTTGATATACCTGTAATTCTTAAAGGCTGTTTAAACGGTGGATCTTTTGGTCTTGGATGGGAAATCGATACTGTATCTAATGTTGCCGTATTAACACATGAAAAAGTAATTGACTCTTCTGCAATGTTAATCCATTTTCCAACTGGTAAATCGTGTGCACCAATATCCAATGTCATGTCACCTGTCACAGGATCGTAAGCTACAGTCTTAGGAGTAAATCTACCGTCATAAATTCCTGCATCAACGATACAGTTTGGAGTAGCACTTACAAAAGTATGTATTTTTGTAACTTTAGCTACACCTACTTGTACTTTAATCGTGGTGTTCGTTGTTTCAAAAATTACTATTGGCTTGTTATAGAATGGATCGGTTGTTCTTGGATGCGCAATATTTACTGCTACTCCACCATTAGTTACACATGAAAATACCATGCTGTTTGGAGCAATCTTAATTGAGTCTCCAACTTGGAAATCATGAGCACCAATAGTAATTTCCATTTCTCCGGTGTCATAAAGATAATCTGCATTAGTTGGAGTGTATGTTTTACTTCCGTTTTGTGCAATCGTAATGATTTCATCAAAACCAGAATTTACTCTATCAACTGCGATTGAGTCAGAAACTGTAGCTGCCGATTGTCCTTTAAGGTAATTAATAGCACCAATTGTTTCTGTAAGTTGATCGTCAACTGTTACGCCTGCAATTGCCTGGCGATATGCGATACCCGATTGAATTGAGTTGAAGTTTGTACCTGAAAGAGAGTCTCTCAATACTGCTGGTACAATGTGTTGTTTCATATCTCTTTGGCATTTATCTGAGTCGTAGAAGAACCATTCTTCATCTGCCCATGCCATCATGTAATCTTGGATAAACTCTTTGTTTGCCTGTAACAATTTACGAGCATTTTTCTTAGCACTCGGAATATTATCGTCATCACTGAATGTTATTGTTGATCCAAGTTCTACGATAGAATTATCAAGCGCATCTACAAATGTATGAACTCCAGTATAACCTGTAGTACCAACATTCAAAGTAATAGTTGTAGATGTTGCTGCTAGGATTGGAATAGCTCTGTTAAATGTAGGATCTGATTTTCTTGGATGTACAATCTCAGTCAAGTTATTATTTGTATCACAAGTAAATGTAATAGATTCAGGCATTATCCAAACATATTTTCCAACTTGTAAGTTATGAGCTTGTTTAAAGTCAACCACGTATTCACCGGTTACTGCATCATATGTTGCGCCTTTCGGTGTATATTTGTTTCCTTCTCTTTTGAGAATTTGAATAATTTCATTAAACTTTTCATAAGCTTCTGCGGCAAACGCTGCTGAGTTGGATTGAACAAGTGCGTCAGTTGACAAGCGCAATCTTTCATACGCCCCAATTGTTTCGTCTCTTTGTTCACCAATAACGTTTTTAGCTGCGTTAAAATAGTAAGCTTGCCCGGCCGTTACAGAGTTATAGTTTGTGTCAAGTAAAGTGTCGTATTTAACTGCTGGTAAGATATAGTCAGTTACATCTCTTTTACACTTATCGCTATCGTATGCAAAGAAGTCTGGGTTATTGTCTAACCAATCTAAGAATTCTTCAATTACAAAATCTCTGTTATCTTGCAAAGTTTCCCGAGCGCCGGTTTGAGAACCTACACCTGTGTCTGTGAAGATAATAGGGTTAGCAGCTGCTTCGCCATTTTCAAGAATATTTAAAGTTTCTTGAATAGATGTGTTTGCTCTTGTAATAACTTCTGAGTTTGCAGTTTCAAAAATGAAATCTACTTCTTCTTTAATGTGCTCAATCGAGCCTCTTGTTTCAGTTAATTGCTCGTTAACTACTACGTATGAAATAGGGGATTGATATGTAATACCATTCAATCTACCCCAATAGTTACCTTTTGTTGCAACGTCATAACCGATATTGTCAACAATAATTCCAGTGTCACGGAAACACTTATCAGCGTTATAACCTTGATAACCTAAACCAGGTGCACCATTATAACCTGTTGATGTGTTAGCTGTTAAGTAATCGACCATTTCTTGGACGATCTCAGTTTCTTTTGATTCAAGAACATCAGCAAACGCACTGTTAGCAAATAGTAAACCTTGGTCTGCTTCTTCAGGTTTAACAATAGTTGTTTTACCTCTTGCTCTCATTGAGATGTCACCAAACTGAGAACCTGAGTTGTTCAAAGTAACCTGTCCACCGTCAAGGGCAAAGAAGGCCTGACGAGTAAAGATTGACAATGAACCAATACCGTTGATACCTGCACCGTTCTTAGCAACGTATCCTGTACCGTTTTGTGTACGAGGTGTGAAACCAAAACATAATAGATATGTGTAGAGTGAGTCTGTATCAAGTAAAGCCCTATCACAGAGAACACAACCACCGCCACGACCTACTAATCTATTTGGGAAGTCGTCAATACCGATTGATTCAATGGTACCCGTACCGCCTGATTGAGCATACAGGATATCACCAACTTCAACATTACCTTTTAGATTACGAACATAAATTTGTCTATTCGCGTTAATGTCTGCAGTGTATGAAATAAATCCTGTTGCACCAGATGAGAATGTTACTTCGTCATCAATTTCAAAAAATGCGTCTGAACTGTGTCCCGGTACCATATAAAACTCTTGGCCAAGGTCAAGGATTGTACCTTTAGAGTTAAACGGATTAAGTGGTGGTTCTACATCTAAGCGGTTAAAGTTTGAAAGCTGGGTACTATCTCTAATATATGGTGATCGTCTCATTAGAGCACCTGGGCGGTAGGCGATCGCAAACCCGCCTTCAGGCTGATCAAAGTTATCTACTTCAAAATTCATATATGAGAAACCTTGGACGTAACAACCAGATCCAACTAGGATGCCGTTTGTTTTTTCCCAACCTGGTAACTTTTGAATAACTGTAGCATATTGGCCTGATGTAGATGTAATAGAACAATCATCTGGAAGAACAACTGGTTCATCTACATAGTAAGTACCCGGCCCACAAGAAATATGAACTGCGTTATTAATATCGTTACGATTAACATTCCCGCCAGCTTTCTCAATTGCTAGCTCTGAAGCTCGTGCAAGAGTACGTACTGGTTTAAGTATTGAACCTGGGTTTTTGTCATCGCCATCAACTGCAACGTGAACTTTGAGAGCTTTTTCTGTTGTTCTACCAATCTCATCGTTGAGTTGTTTGTATGTCATTTGCTCCGTTTTACCGGTTTTGGCATTCTTAAGAACAAAGTAAGAGTCTTCATCGATAGCTTCGCCAAACTGGTTGGAAAGATTAATATCAAAATCTACAAGATTTGAATCAACAATCTCAACATTAGAAAGCTCTACCGCTTTGATTGTTCCGTCTTTAAATTCTGAATTAGTAATAACTGAATTATCTACTGTGCCATTATTAAACGCAGAGTCGCTAATACTAGAATTTGTTTGAATTGAATTTGTTGCTACTAAATTATCTGCAGTACCATCATTAAACACAGACCCAGTAATCGTAGACTGAGTCACCGTTAAATTGTTAGCAGATGAATTAGTAATTACGCCGGATGTAAATGTAGATGTATCAATTGCTGTATTTGAAATAACACCGTCTCTAAATACAGTATCCTCAATAACCGAGTTAGACATAAACACTTCGCTGAGAATACCAGCAAAAGTAGAGTTTGCAATATCCATATCATCGATTGAGCCTCGGGCAATCGTGACATCAGTCATTACAACTTCATCTAAATTTAAGTTAGTAATTACAAGGTTGTTTGCAACAGCACCTTCAATAGTGGCGTTATTAATAGTTGGATTATCTAACTGTGTATTAGTAAATACGTTGTTATTGCCAGTACCATCTGAGAAATCAGAATTTGTAATTTGAATATTGGCTGCTGTACCATTTGTGATAGCAAAGTTATTAGCAGAAGAATTTGTGATAGTAGAGTTATCAATAACAGAGTTCGTAAACACCATGTTGTTGCCAGTACCACGTTCCATAGTACCATCATCAAAGGATGAAAACGTTATTGCAATGTTATTTGCTGTGCCATCATCAAAGGATGAATCAGTAATAGCTACGTTAGCTAATGTACTGTTAGTCATCACTGACTGAGAAATAGTTGAGAACCTTTGCGTAATGTTATTAGCATCAGCTGTAT